AACAGTTAACAGTCCTCAAAGAATCTCTTCAAAAACAACTCAAAGAGGCAAACAAAAAAACTTACCTAGTTACTCCTAAATCAGGAGAAACATCAGCAGTCTCACTTTCTGATGATGAAGCTGACGCTTTAAAAGACGCAGATGATATAGACGGAATTAAATCCGCTGAAGGAGATCAAGTAAAAGAAATGAAACCTGGCGATCCAGAAGACTTAGAAAGAAAAAGAATGGAAAGACTAACTCCAAAAGACCAAGAAACTATTGCAAAAATATATGCGTTAATGCAAAATGCTAACGATATAGAAGAAGTAGAAGAGCTACCAGTAGCAGACGAAGTACCTGAAGAACCAGAAGCAGAAGGAGATCTTGATATAGGTCATCAAGATGACGAACCTTCAATGCTAAAAAAAGACTTATACGATATAGCTACATATGCTGCAAAACTCTATAAGCAATTAAACAAATACGATCAGCATGACGGTGAAGTTGATTTTCCTCACTGGTGGCAAAAGAAAGTAACTCTATCTAGAGAATACCTATCCTCAGCACAACACTACTTAGAAGCAGAAGAAAAACAACCAGCATTAGATCAACTTGCTTTAGAAGAAGGAGTAGAAGAAGCTTCTGCAAATGCAATCAAAAAAGAATATGATGCTTTAGTTAGTAAAATGAAACAATTAGCTCAGCATTATAAAACAGCAGAAGGAGATGCTAAAGCTAAAATTGTAGCAGCTTTAAAACAACATACTGCTCGTAAAAGAGAATTAGAAGCTCAATTAGATCAAGCAGTAGGAGGAATAGGAGCAGGACAAGAATTAGACTCAAATGTAGAAGAAAATCAGTATTATGGCCCAGACGGAGATGATATTATTGAAATTATCAAATCTAGAACTATTAATAACGATTCATCAGAAATTGATGAAGCAATGGAAGTAATGGAATTTATAGGAGATCATTACGGTATTAATTTTGAGTTTGGTAGAATAGGTCACTCTTTAGAAGAAACTATAAAAGAGGAAAAATCTACTTGCTGTGGTAAATGCGGTAGAAAGCACGTCAAAGGAACTAAATGTAAGACTCCTTACTTGAAAGGTAAAGATCACTGCAGAAACAACTAGTATGAAAAGAAAGGATCTAAATAACCTTATATTAGAAGCATACACTGAAGTACTAGCAGAGCTTAACGAAGCACCTAATAACGTACATTACATAAAAGTAGAGAGTACTGAATTGATGGAAGCATTAGGGCTATTAGAAGAAGCTTTCGCAGATAGTAGTATTAAGTTTGAACTCAACGACCCAGATACCATCTATATACACGGAGCAGATAATGCTGATATGCACGATGCAGTAGAAGAACTACAGCAAAACGGTATTATAGTTGATGAAACCAGTATAGATGATGAACTTGAGGAGGAATCTAAACCTGAACAGTTATTAGAATCACTTTTAGATGAAGTTGAAGAAGAAGATCCAACACCGGAAGAAGACCCAGATTCAAAAGCTGGGGAAGAAACAGTATTAGAAGACGCTACAGATACTATACTAGCCAAATTTCCAACTGTCAAACAAGCTCTAATTAAACTACAAACTGAAGACTTTAAGGAATTTGTAGAGTCAATTGATTGGATATCACCAAGACCGACTTCTTTTAGAGTAAACTTAAAAAACGGTCAGGATTACATTTTAAAATGGACAGGTAAAACATTTGAAGCTCAAATATTAGGTAAAAGATATTTACTTTCTAATATAGCCGATTACCAACAAGCTATCGATAAACTAGCTATTCTTTATAGAGAGTCTCCAATGAAAGGAGCCGGAGAAGAAGGAGGAGAATTTGACGCTGACACCGGTGGTGGTGGTGGAGGAGGAGACTTCCCTGGCGGTGAAGAAGGCGGCGGCGGTGACCTAGAAGGAGAACTTGGAGATGAACTCGGAGGCGGAGAAGGCGACGAAGGAGGTGAAGACCTAACCAATGAACCAATAGATTTCGAAGACGGAGCAGAACCAGAAGCATAATATGAACGTAGTCGACAAACTATATACCGAGTGGGCATGGAGAACTAAATCAGGTATTCCTGATATAAACAATCCTGAGGATAAACACATACTTAACAGTATAATATCTGAAATGAGCCTTCCTATTAAAGAAGAAACAGTTATTATCGAAGCTGACGGCAGTGAATACGATCAGTTAATATCTCACCACCTCTTTAAAGACACTAACAAAATATCAGAGATCCCAGGAGTAAGTAAAAAGTACTCTGTAGGTAAAGATGATAAAGTAGATAGTAAGGATATGGAGGTATATAAAAAACTATATTCTGTAACTCCTCCGAAACAAGGTAAAGAAATAGGAACTGCAGGTACCAAAGGAGCAGGTAATGGAGAAGTAGCACTTTACTGGTTGTTATCCAGATCAGGTGTTAACGTAAGAGACGGAAGAGGGAGCGATGCTCCTGACTTAAAAATAAATGATTCTATTGGTTTAGAAGTTAAATCTTACGGTAAAAGAAATATCACCTTAGGTAGATTTGGAAATGATTACGATACTAGAAAAAAATTAGGATATGTTATCGGACTTGATGTACTTATTTCTAACTTAACTGGAGATGATAGAGCCCCATCTATAGACTCTTTTAATAAAGAAGAACTTATAAGAGGATTTAGTACATTATCTAAATTTTCATCTAATAAAAACTTAAGGGCAGCAAGTCAAGAATTTGAACTAATAAAAGATATATATTCTAAAATAGATTCTTTAACTAATGACTTAGGTCTTGATCAAGGTTTTGCACCAAGGGAAGGTGCAGCTGCTATACTAAGACAGCTACTTTCTACTAAAGCAAAAAACAAACCAGGAGATGGAGGATACATAGTAGATGTATCTGAAGACGGTAAAATTAAATATACTCAAGTAACGCAAAGTAAAATAGATTCATTAGATTCTGATACTATTATAAAGTACGTTAGTGCAAACGGTTCTGCATTAAAAATATATCCCGACGAATTATTCGGGTAAAATTAAGTTATGGCACAAGATATAAAAAAAATAATCGCACAAGAGTATATCAAGTGCGCCAAAGATCCGGCGTATTTCATGAAGAAGTACTGCCATATACAGCACCCTACCCGAGGCCGTATTCTATTTAACCTTTACCCATTTCAGGAGAAAGTATTACGTTTATTTAGAGACAATCAATATCTCATTACTCTTAAGTCTAGACAGCTAGGTATATCAACTTTAGCTGCTGGATATTCTCTATGGTTAATGTTATTCCATAAAGATAAGAACGTCCTTGCTTTAGCAACTACTCAGGCTACAGCTCGTAACCTTGTAACTAAAGTAACGTTCATGTATGAAGAGTTACCTAAATGGTTAAAGCTACCGGCGGTTGAAAAGAACAAATTATCACTTCGACTAAAAAACGGATCTAAAGTACAAGCTAAATCATCATCACCAGATGCTGCACGATCAGAAGCGGTATCGTTACTCTTAATGGATGAGGCCGCCTTTATAGAGAATGTAGACGAAACCTTTACTGCAGCTCAACAAACCTTAGCGACGGGTGGTCAATGTATGGCACTGTCTACTCCTAATGGTATTGGTAACTGGTTCCACCAAACATGGGAAAGAGCTGAAACAGGAGAAAACTCATTTTTACCTATCAGACTTCCTTGGACAGTACACCCTGAAAGAGACCAAAAATGGAGAGACCAGCAAGATGCTGACTTAGGTCCTAAAATGGCCGGTCAAGAATGTGACTGTGACTTCTTGGCTTCTGGAGATACCGTCTTTGAACCTGTAGATATGGCTTTCTATGAAGAAACTTATCAAAAAGATCCTCTTGAAAGAAGAGGAGTAGATAGTAACTTATGGATATGGGAAGGAGTAGATTACTCTAAATCATATATGGTAGTAGCTGACGTTGCCCGTGGTGACTCAACTGACTACTCAGCATTCCATATATTCGATATAGAAAATGCTGTACAGGTTGGGGAGTATAAAGGTAAAATATCTCCTAAAGAGTTTGGTAATGTTCTTGTAGGAATAGCATCTGAATATAATGATGCACTTCTAGTATGTGAAAACGCTAACATCGGATGGGCTACTATAGAACAAATACTTGAAAGAGAGTATAGAAATATGTACTATAGTTCTACTAACAATATGGAGTCTGTAGAATCGTATATGCATAAATTTGAAAGAGATAAATTAGTACCTGGATTTACAATGTCGGCTAGAACTAGACCTTTAGTAATAGCTAAGATGATTGAGTATATCAGAGACCATTCAGTAACTATTCAGTCTAAGAGGTTAATGGGTGAAATGAGAGTATTCATATGGAAAAACGGTAAAGCTCAAGCTCAAGATAGATATAATGATGACCTTATTATATCTTGTGCAACTGCATTATACGTTAGAGATACAGCTCTTAGACTTAGACAACAAGGAATGGACCTAGCTAGAGCACAGTTATCTTCATTCTCTAATCTTAATGCACAGAACAAAGCAGTTATACAATCAGTTGGTACCCAGAGAGAAAATCCCTATATTACTAAGACAGCCTACGGTGACGAAGACATCAGATGGTTGTTGAAATAGATCTATTTATAATTAAAAACAACCGTAATGGCGGATACTTCAATTTTTGGTAGGCTGAAACGTCTTTTCGCTTCTGATATAGTAATCAGAAACGTAGGAGGAGATGAGCTTAAAGTAGCAGATGTTAATCAAATACAGACTACCGGTAGATATGAAACTAACTCTCTAGTCGATAGATTTAGTAGATTATATATCTACAACAATAAAAATATTTTTAACCCTAATCTTAATTATCAAACATTAAGAATTCAATTATATTCTGACTATGAAGCAATGGATACCGATCCTATTATAGCTTCTGCGTTAGATATTATAGCTGATGAAGCTACGGTTAAAAACGATCAGAATGAAATTTTAGCAATAAAATCATCAGATGAAAATATTCAACGAGTTCTTTATAACTTATTCTACGATGTATTAAACATCGAGTTTAACTTATGGTCTTGGACTCGAAACATGTGTAAATACGGAGACTTTTTCTTAAAGCTTGAAGTAGCTGAGAAGTTCGGAGTTTACAATGTTTTACCATATACGGTATATCATATGATTAGAGAGGAAGGAATTGATCCTGAAAGTCCCTCTAAAGTGACATTTAAACTTGACCCAGATGGACTAGCTTCTTCTCAACATCCTAACTACTTACCAAAAAGAAAAGCTGAACAAAGAGTTGTTGAGTTTGATAATTATGAGATTGCACACTTTAGACTTATCTCTGACACTAATTATTTACCTTACGGACGTTCTTATTTAGAGCCTGCTAGAAAGATCTTCAAGCAAGTTACCTTAATGGAGGATGCAATGCTGATTCATAGAATCATGAGAGCTCCAGAAAAGAGAATGTTCTATATTAACGTAGGAAATGTTCCACCAAATGAGGTAGAACAATTCATGCAAAAGACTATCAATCAAATGAAGAAGACTCCTTATGTAGGAGATGATGGTCAATACAACTTACGTTTTAACCTTCAGAATATGATGGAAGATTTCTACCTTCCAGTTCGTGGAGGAGACACTTCTACAAGAATTGAAACTACTAAAGGACTCGAATACGATGGAGTAACTGACGTACAGTATTTACAAGCTAAAATGTTTGCTGCTCTTAAAATACCAAAAGCTTATTTTGGATTTGAAGGTGACCTAAACGGTAAAGCAACATTAGCAGCAGAAGATATTCGTTTTGCAAGAACAGTAGAACGAGTACAAAAAATTATGGAATCAGAGCTAACCAAAATAGCTCTGGTACATCTATACACGCAAGGATTCACAGGTGAGTCTCTCACTAACTTTGAATTAAAATTAACTACTCCTTCAATTATATTTGAACAGGAAAAAGTTGCATTACTTAAAGAAAAAGTAGACCTAGCTTCCCAAATGAGAGATACTAAAATGTTCTCTTCTGACTATATCTATGAGAAGATATTCGACATGTCTGAAGATCAGTACATGCAAGAAAGAGATTTAGTTAGAGAAGACAGTAAAACTATGTTTAGAATAGCTCAGATAGAAAACGAAGGAAATGATCCAGCTAAGTCTGGAATGACATACGGTACACCTCACGATCTAGCTTCTATGTATGGTCGTAGAGCTACCTCAACTCCGAAAGGAGGAGAACCGGGTGAAGTACCACAAGGATACTCAGAGATGGAACCTAAGTGGGATGAATCTGGACCCGAAGGAGGCCGTCCTAGAGAAAAAGCCTCAGTATATGGAACTAACCAAAACCCTATTGGAGGACGTGATCCTCTAGGAGTTGACGGTATGCATGGTGGATTTCCATCAGATAACGAAAACGTAATGGAGAACCTATCAACCCAGGCTGTCTACCATAAAAATAAAGAATCCTTAAAAAATATTGTATTTAAAAAAGAATCTATTCAAGAGTCTGATCTCCTAAACGAAGACAATATTAGAGAATAGGTAAGTGATACATATTTATATATAGTAAACGTGTATAATGAAGATAAAACACTCGAAATTTCGTAATACAGGTCTTATTTTTGAATTGCTAGTAAAGCAAATAGCTGCTGATACCCTTAACGGAAACGATTCAGCTGCTGTTGACATACTAAAAAGATTCTACTCTAATAAGTCATCATTGGCAAAGGAGTATAAATTATATGAATTTATAGTTAAAAATAAGAATGTATCACAATCAAAAGCTGAAGCGATAGTTTCTACTATTACTGAAG